AACGCTCCAAGCTCTGAGAGAAAACCTGTTATAGGAACGCCAGCGCGGAACCGGCGAGCGATCCGAGCCCGCTCAAGCCACTGAGAGCGCTGCTATTCGCCGCCTGCGCCCCTTGATTGGAAATTCCTGCTGCGTTGACCCCGGCGCCGTAGGTGTTGTTTGCCGCGCCTGTGAAGGCTTGCGAGTTCGACGTGTTGCCAAGCAGGTATTGGATATAATCCATGATCTGCTGTTGCTTCGCGTTGTATTGCTGCGTATCGATTGACTGCCCGATCCCAAGCCCGGTCTGCGCCGCGCCGCCGCCCGCGCCAGCGAGCGTGGAAGCAGTTGACGCCGCGGTGTTCTCCCGCTGCAAGAGGTTGTTCTGCCAGCCCAGATTGAAATTCTGATTGCCCTGCGTCTCTAGCGACGCGCCATAAGGGGTAGCGGCAACTCCGTTCGCTGCGTTTGTCGCGCGCTGTTGGTCTTGCTGCTGCTGAAAGAGCTTGGCGTAAAGCGCGTTTTGCGGGTCTTGTCCCGCAGCGTATGCACCGGGCGCTTGCGCCGCGAGCTGGCCGCCGACCCCCGTCAAATTCTGGCCGACCGTCGCAGCGGGTCCGTATTGCGCCGCGGGGTTTGTGTTGAGCCCCTGAATGCCGGAGTAAGCGGCAGGAGACGCCTGATTGATATTCGCCCAAGGCATCGAGCCGAAGATTCGATTCTCAGCGTTGAGCAACGGTGCGGGAGCCGGGCCGCCCGCTTGTGTGCCGCCGCCACTCCCGCTCATTACCGCTGCCTCATAGTCGTGCCGACTTGCTCAAAGCCTAGTCGCTCTAATAGCGCAGCGAGTCGGCTCCGTCCATGGGCGTCAGGCTCAAAGTGATCGTTCGTCTCCCACTCGATCTTACCGCCATTCAAGGCTTCAATCGCCACCACTGCGCTCTTGATGAACCGGAAGCCGAGAAGCCCTCCGCGCCACTCGGGCGTAAGGTAGCCTGCCTCGATCCGAGTGTAGGGTGCGCTTGTGAAAAGCCCCGTGCCCCAGACACAAACGATGCAGCCTACAAGTACACCGCCGTCTATTGTCCTCGCGGTCCACAAACGCATGACGCCCGCGCGCTCTAACGCGAAGACGCGATCCCAAGCAATGTCGTAAGGAGCGCGGCCCAACTCAGAGGCGAACCGCTCAAAGAGAACGATGACCTCCCGCGAGATCGCGGAAGGGAGTTCCCAATCACACCTAAGCGTTACGCGGGCCGGGGGCTTCTTGGATTTCGCCGGGCTCGGATCGGGTCGGATTGTCACGGACGCTACCGCCTTTCGGCTTGCGGCTTGCATCGTCCACGGACGGGCTGCGCTTCTTCAAGCCCTTGAGAAGCGTTCCGCCTCCACCGCCGCGCTTCGCCATCACTTCACTCCAAAGATGCGCGCGCCGTTCACGACAGTCGTGCCCGACGTGGCGTTGGTCATGGTGAGTGTGAGGGCGATGTTCGCCGTGTCGGTAACGGAGCCCGCCGAAGGCTGGACCGAAGCGACAACCGTAGTGCCCTCCGATCCGTGGCACTCGCCCTGCTGCGTGCTCGCGCCGGTCTTGTAGACCGTCATATCGACGAACCATTTCGCGGCGCTGCCCGTCACGATACAAGCGACTGCGAGCGCGCCGAAGTTGAACGTCACGGTTCGCACGTTGGCGTCCGCGGCGTTCGTGCCAAACACTCGCGCTTCGACACCCTGCCCGACACTTCCAAGGAAGCCACCGGGGAGCGTGTAGGCGAGCACCGTTTCCGCAGCCGTCGTACTGGTCGTGTAGGGCGTTCCGAGAGCAGCGAGAATGCCCCCCGTGTTTGCGTTCACCGACCCGACAACAGCGTTGAAAGCGCCGAGAAGATTCCCCGGATCGATCGGCCCTGAGAAGTATGGGATGTTCGCGGCGAGCGCGACAGAAGCGGATAGCGCCAACGCGGTGGAGGCGGCGAGAAAGCGTTTCATCGGTTTGCACCCCGGCTTGAAGTGGACAGAACATACATGGGACGGGCAGAAAAGCAACTAGGTGTTATTGACGATGTAGCTTAGCGTGCGCAGCCGCATCCAGCTATCGCCAAGGAGCACGCTTGCGCTGGATTGCCCGGTGATAAGCAGCGCGAACCGATTGACGACGGGGGGCGACGGCCAATCCACCCGAAACGGGTAGAGCCCCTGAAACGCGCCAGCGCCGACTTGCGCCGCATTGACACTCGAAGTGTACAGCGTTCCTTGGTATGGGTTGAGCAGCCTTACCGCCAGCGTAGTGGGCGCCCCGGACGCCATAATCTGAAGCTCGGCCAATTCAGATTCAGCCATCGAATAGTTATCTTCGAGAACCACGCTCTGCATGGCGAACGCGAGCGTCGCGCCGTTCTCGATATAACCGGCGTTTGGATTAGAGTTAGTGGGCGCGACGTAGATGCCGTTAGTAGACGTGCTTAATAGGTTGGAGACTTCAAGAAAAGTACCCCGCCAAAAATCAATTTCAAGCGCTGTAATAGGGCCATGAGGCCCCGACCAGCATTTACGAACTAGATTGTACCAGTATTCAACGGGGGGTATCACTCCCGAAGAATCCCACATTGAAATTTTTATTGTCTCTCCGTTACAACCCATAGCAAATAAAAATTGAGCCCCAATCGCCCCATTTAACAAAGTAAACGGATAAGCAATGCCTGCGCCTGAATTACCAATGGGATCGCTGATTGTGCCTGTCTGGTCTATAATACGTAGACCTAATGGAGACATAAACGCTATTCCTAAAGGTGTTCGGCATACAGCGCGGGGATTAGCAGCCCCCGTTGCTAAGTTTAAGGTGTTTATAGCCCATGTTGAGTTCGCAAAGTCCCCCGTTAATTGTTGAACGTTACTTGTTCCTTGGAATACCATAAGAGACTGAATAATGCCACCGAGTTGATTAGACAACCCCATCGGTGAAGCCGCCGTCAAAGGGAGGTTGTTGCCGAAGGTCAAAACCTGCCCCGCATTCGTAACTGTGCCGGGGACGAGAACATCGCTCGCTACGACCGAAGGCTGCGCAACGAGATTGACCCCGTAATAAGCGCGCTGCCCGAACTGCACCACCCACGAAGGAACAGCCCCGATCCCAACGAATGTGATCGCCCCGGTCACGTCACCCGACGAATAGACCGGGGAGCCGGGAACCGAGATATTGATGCGCCCGCGACAAGCAGCCGTGGTTAGCGGATAAAGAGGGTGTGTTATAATTAGTTGAGCGCCGATCAAATCTATCGTCGGTAACGTGAATTGTGTCGTTATATTTCCGAAACTCGTAGGAAAAACTGCCCCTCCAGATATGGTTACGCCAATAAAAACGTTACTTACTAAATTATAAGCAAAAGGCTTATCGACCCCCGCAAGAACATCCCCGCATAAACCATAAACAATGTCGCCAACGACTTTGAATACACTCACGACACCGGGATTTGAAACCCCCGGCCAAGTCGAGAAATCAATTTTAAGCGTGGCTGCCGGGCGGCATTCCCAAACGTTGCGTGTCGTCAAAGAGGGAACTAGGTTCGTGATCGCGGAGCACGCGCCCGGAAACTCATCAGTTGCATCAAGACTGTCTGAAGCCCCGGTTGGGGAAAACCGCTTGACGCGCGTATCACGTAGCGAGGTCGGCGCAGCCATTTACCAGCCGATCGTCTTGGTATTCGGGAGCTTGGACCAACTCGCCGTAAACAGCCGCCGATCGAGCGTGACGGTCTTCACGACCTGCGCGTCATCCTTCATCTTCAGATAGTGCTCAAGGATCGCCGCGGCGCCCATGAAGGTCGAACCGGATTGGATCGATTCACCCCCAAGGAACGTCGCCGCGCGGTCGTCGCCACTCAACAGCATCAACTCGCCCGTGAGACGCCGCAAGAGATAGGTCTGATTCGGAAACCATGGGATCGTCGTGCTCGTCTCGGGAGACGTGATGTCAGGCATTTGCGAGTAGTAAACCGCAGTCACCGCGTAAGCCCCACCAGCGGGCGGCCACACGTACATGAGCGGGGCGCCGCCCGACGCGATCGGGCCGTTGTCCACGGCGTAATTTTCGGGGTAGGCGTTGAGACCCGGCTGCTGCACCTGCGCGTTGAATTGCGCCAGGCTCTGCGGGATCATGATGTATTTGACACCTTGAATTGTGTAAAATACATCGTCTCGATCCGAGTGCAGCCAATCGGATGGAAGCGTGTAAGGCCCCGAACTCGGTGGAATGCCCGTCGTGGGATTGGCAATCGCATTCGCGACAAAATTGAAGTACGTCGTCTTCCGCGCCACGTCGAGTTCATACGACGTGCAAAGCTCGGATAGGATCATGTTGAGCATGATCCCCGCTTGCGTCACATACGACGGACACTTCGCCGTGGCGCAAGCGAGAGTAACGAGCTGCTGCGCCTGGAAGGGCATTTATTCCCCGTCGGTGATAAGCTGTTCCGCGTTCGCGATGTTGCGCTTGTCGATCAGGATGGCCTTCTGAAGTTGCTCGATCACACTCCGGCCACTCGCAAGGGCCTGATTGATCTTCGCATCCTCCGCAACATCGAGGTTCGACGGCTTCGGGTTGCGCCGATCCGACTTGGCCGCTTCAGCCGCGCGCCGGTTGTTAAGATCGTCGCGAGATATTTCAACCTCGTAATATTTGGCGATCTCAGCCTTGAGCGCGGCTTCCTTATCCTCAAGGAGCCCCCGCAGCGTTGGCAAATGCGCGATGGCCTTCTGCCGCTCTGCCGCCTTGCGAACCTTGTCCAGCGCCGCGTTGATCTCGCCCTGCGCACAGTCCGCGGCGACGAACGTCTTAAAGACGACATGCCGATAGTCGTCAAGCCGCTGGTCGAACGTCATGCCGATCGCGGGCACATCCGTTTTAGCGGCGGACCGCTCGTAGTCCCTGCTTTGGTCGTCCACTCAAAACCTCGCCGGTCTGCCGCCACTTAGGGCGGTCCCATCCGAATTGATGGAGAAGTCGCGCGACCGGCGATAGAACGAACTCGAATCACGCCCGCGCGTGATCTCGTATTCATGCCGGTGCGTCTGAAACTGTATGTCAAGAAGCTGCGCGACTTGCTGCGCCGGCACCTGATAAGTGAATCCGTGGTGGTAGGTCCGCCCCTCCATGCGGATCGCGTCCGCAAAGTCCGCGAGCTGCGGCGTGAACGGAACCATCTGCACTTCAGTCTCTGGATGAAGCTCGCGATCGATGCGCGCCATTTCTTCCTTGAGGTAGCGCGCAGAGGCTTCCTCCTTGTCGCGCGCCTCGATCTTGAGCGCCGCTTTTCGTTTGATCTCCGCGCGCTCCCCCGGAGTCAGCAGCTTTTCAAAATCAAGGTGCAGATCAGGCTTGTCGTCGTCAGTCTGCTTCGAGGCGTTGATTGGTCGGCTGATCTTGCGTGCCATCAGGAATGCGTCCATGGGCCGTTGGCGATAGCGTTGGATGAAACGAGGATCGGCCATCCCGTCGAATCATAGGCGATGAAGTCACCGGGAAGAATTTGCAACACCCCCCGGTTTGGAATTTGCAAAAGCCCATTCCGGAAGGCGCCCGGCCATATTGGATGGCCGTTGACCTGATCGTTCAGCACGTTCGCGTTGAACGTCGCAACGTCCGCCAGATGCGCCGGGTTGCGGCTGAAATTGAACGCGGCCAAGGAAGTGGTCGCGTTCGTGCCGAGCGTCAGGAGTGCCATGACCGATCCTTACGAGAAGGTCGCGCTGAAGGCGGACGTGCTTTCAATACGCCCCATGAACTGCACGTTCAAGAGGATCGTTCCGTAAAACACCTTCCAACCCACAACCCGCAACTGATTGAGCGGGTCGGACTTGTCAGGCTCAACGAGGTACGAATATTTGATGTCGTCAAGCTTGACCTGCCCGTAGGCGCCGCGTCCAAACACGTACCAGGGATAAATCGTCTGCCCGGTGGGCGCGGGCGCTGGCGGGGTCTGCGCAACGCCGATGCCCGTGATCGTAACCGCGGTGTTGCCGGGAAGCTGCGTAGCCTGCCCCTGTAGCGGGCCTTGCGACGGGCCGAAGGCGGGGCACAGCCCGAGATTTACCGGCGTGGTGGTCGTGCCGATGTAGACGCTCCAAGTGAAGCCGGAGACGTTCGGCGTGGTCACAGTAATTGACCCGTTCGCCCCGGTCGTGGTGATCCCTGCTGACACCTGCGTCAGGTAGGATTCGTACTGGTTCTGCGTATCCGACCCGGTGACGACGATGTAATAGGTGTTTGCAGCGAGGGCGCCCGAGTTGCCCGGAGTGCCCGAAAGTTGGGCGAAACCCGTCCATGTCGGCACCATGTTCGTGGACGTGAAGCGGATGCCCCCAAGCTCGCCGATCTCGGCGTTGTAGAGCTTGTTGATGTCGCTGTAGGATGACGCCAAGACAAAGGTGGAGTTCTCGCGCAAGTCCTGCGTGGCGAGGTCATGTGCAACGCAAGTGTAGTGCGGAATGCCGCGAGGATCGGCGGAAGCCCGCGCGCCGCCCGCCTCGGCTTCAAGCTTCGTGTCGGTCTGTTCATCGCCCATGAAGCGTGGCGCGCCAAGCGTGGCGAGAGCCGCATACATGCGGTTGATCTCGTGCAGGTTCATCACGTCGCCCGCTTGCAGCAGGAAGCGCGAGCCGCGCGAGTTCACGGTATTGACCTGCGTTCCACCCTGAAGGTTGTTGAACGTGTTGCGTTCAAGCGTTTCAGCGACCTGAAGGGCGCAAAGCTCTTTGGCGATTTTGAACATCGGATGGAAGATGGTCATTTCCGCCACGTCGGTCAGGGTGATCTTGTCGCCCCACTGAAGCGCGGTGGCCGAAACCATCGTGACCGTCATGTTCTGCCCGATCGGCGGAACACCTTCGGAGAGCGGCGCGTAGGGCAGAGGGACGCGATTCCATCGCGCCGCCTGATAGACCTGCCCGTGCCCTTTCGGAAGCTCCAGGGGGTCTGCAAACTGATAAACGACCAAGCGCCGACGTGCCAAGGGCAACGTCGTCTTTGCAATATACGCAACAACGTCCGCTTGAAAAGCCGGAGATTGATTGATGGCCATAACTGCTCGCCTTGTGTTAGCTCAGCGAACAGCCGCTAAGCTTAGATGTTGACCCCTGCAAGACGCCGTTCCAAGTCAGCGATGCTGTCACCGCCTCCACCGCGCCGAGACGCTGCACGATCGCTGCGCCCCGAATCGGCCCGCGCCTGTTGCCTCTGAATACGTTCCTTACCAGCTCGTTCCGCCTTGTCCCGCGTCGGGCCGCCGTCGAGCACCTTGCCGCCCAACACGAACCGCAACACCGTCTCGCGAGTGAAGTCGCGACCCGCGCGGCGCTCCGAAGCCAAGAGGTCTTCGACTTCCTTCGCGTAGCGCTTGTACCTTGGATTTGACGAAGCCTTCGATTCAAATGCCGCCTTGTCCGCCATATCCGCGGCCTGAAACCGCGTCATGGCAATCTCTCGTTGGTGCCGACGTTCGGCCTTCTCAAGCCGATAATCGACCCGCTCTTCCACCGTCATGAGGGCGAGCCTTGCAGCTTCCTCTTCCGGTGACTCTTCCTTCGGCTGCCTCGCCGCCGCCTCGCGCTGCTCGCGTTCGGCCCGAAGCTGCCTGACTTCAATCTCTAAAGCTTGCGCCCTGGCCGCGGACTCTCGCGCCGTGGTGGAAAGCTTTTGGAACCTGCGTTCGCCGCGTGATTGCGGCTCTTCTACTTGCCCTTCTTCGGCTTCAGCATCTTCAAGTTTTTGCCCTGTTTCGGCTTCATCCCCGCTTTCGTCGTCATCGAGTCCGGCATCTTCGATTTCATCTTCGAGGATGATTTTTTCATCGTCAGCGTCCTTCGGGTCTACAGCCATTTCTCTTCTCCAAGCGGCTAACGGTCGCTACTCGAACAGTGACTTACGGCCACAACTCGATTGTTAACGCATATGTCTAAACTAGAGGCGCGTCAATACCTTCGTGCAGGACCATCAACGACGCGATCGAGCCGGTTCGTCAACGCCGCAACCCGGTTGTCTATGCGCTCCCACGCTGCAAGGTTTTCCTTGTGCCGTCGCTCGGTGTTCACTTCGCGTAGTTCGGCTCCATCTTCAAGAAGTTTTACGCGCACCGACATTCGATAAACAAATCCAGTCAAACCGGTTACAGCAGACAAAGCCGCCGTAACCGCAAACTCAACAAAACCCCAAGAGGCGAAGATGTTGCCGTTCTCTGGAGGGGTCATTCTCACTGTCACTCGACTGCTTGAATGCGGTTACTTGGCGCTCACAATCGCAGCTACACCCGTCGCCGTTGTGCAGAGCACCTGACCATTCGACGCGACCGCTGCTGCTGTGCTCGGCTTGAGCGAAGTCGCCGCTATCGCCGCGCCCGACTGCGCGCCAAGGCAGGCAAGCGCGGCCTGCTGCGCGGGAGTCAGATTTTGCAGCGTCGTCTGGCAACCGGCCAACCCAAACACGAGCAACGGTAGTACTAGAAAATTTTTCATGGCTTTACGTCCTTCACGTCTTGAGTAGTGATCGCGTCCGCCTTGGTTTTGGCCGCGACAACCCCCGGCGAGTCTGGCGGCGCGAGCGGGCCGGGATTTGAGTTAGTGTACGCCAGCATGACCGGCGTAATGACCAGGATGTAGAACTGATTGAACAGCGTCATCCAATCATGAATGTCCTTCTGCGCTTGCGGGCTCACGCTGCTCGGCAACGCCGCACTCGCGAGAAAACCCACGGCGCCGACAATCACCGCAACCGCCATCTGTATTTTTGGGTCGATTTGAAACTTGCCCATGGCTCAAGCCCCGATAGCTCTAAGAAAATCCTGTGCATAATCCGCGATCATCGCCGCTCGGTCTACGCCGTTGATGATGCGCCGGCAATTGAAAAAATCAGTCTTCTTGACCGTGAGGTAATCAGACAGTTTGTGCCCGGTAAATGTGCCGTTCTCCATGCCGTAAGACATGATCTTGAACGCGACGCTCGGCAAAAGCGCGCGTTCTGGATTGGCGACAAGGTCAATACCGACAACTGGCGACATAGCTTTATAGTTGGCAAGCCACGTCAGTTGCACGTACCCCCGCCCGTAGTAGACCTGCCCACCAATCGTCCGTCCGTAAGCGAGCCCCCGGCCCTTCCCGTATTCCTCGATCGGCTGCATCGTTGCCGCCGTCTCATGGAACGCCGTCGCGAGCATATAGGCGAGCCAGCGGGGATCACCTTTAGGGTACGCCAGATCGAATGCGTCGAGAATATCGTTGAGCCCGTCAACCTGCCCCTGATTCAAAAACCCCCGAAATACGGACGCCCGAATCGCGGGGAAAAAGCTATCCCGGTTCACTGCATCCTCGGAGCTGCTTGCGGGTCTTTCATCTGATCCGCGTGGATGGCCCCTGGGGGCTGCTGCGCGGGCCGCCCTTGGGCAGGCATTGCTCCGGGGCGTGGACCCCCGCCGCCGCCCGGCGCGCCTCCTGGAGGCCCCCCTGCGCCCATTGGCGAGCTTTGCGCTTGCATCGCTTCAAGCGCTTGGAGGTGCGCCATGATATGGACCTTGAATACACCATTCGGATCGCCGGTCATCTTCACGGCCTGCATGTGATCCTGAATGTGCTTCATATGGTCATCCTGCGGATGCACGGGCGTAAGGTAGCCCTCCGCAAGCACCTTGTCTTCCTCCTGGGGATCGAAGCTCAATTCTTTCCGCATGTCCTTGAAGGTCAGCGGCGCGAGCCGCGGCCCGAACAAATTCTCCATCATCTGCGAAAGTACGGGGCCAAGGTCGAGTTTGTAACCCTGATACATTTGTGGAGGCACCGTTTTAAGAACGTTGATCGCGCCGATCTGTTGCTGCATCTGCTGCGCGTTGCGGGCCGCTTCCACGCCGAACCACCGAAACTCGTAGAGCTTGTTCAATGAGAGCGGCGGTATCTCCTGCATGTTCGCCTTCATGCCCGTCTCGCCATACTCACGAACCGTCAGGCTCTTGTCACGATACTGGTGGTCAAGCTCCAACATGAAGGCGAGCATGGGCGAGAAAATCTCGTCTTCCATGATCGTCACCGCGTCCGCGGTCGTCAAAATGTCGATCTGTTGCTCGTTCGCAATTTCAGCCTGCGTGGGCTTTTTGGACTTGGGGTTTGCCGCTTGTGTGATTTGCGCCGGGTTGACGCTGAGAGACTGAAAAATCTCCGACTTGCACGCAGCGATGATTTCAAGCGCGTCCTTCCACAAAGCTGGAAACTTGGCGAATTGAGTATCGGCGGGCGAAGTCTCCCATACCGCGGCAAGCGCGAGCACCATGGAGCCCGTCTTCGGATTCTTCTCGGGGTCCGTCATCACAATCGGCATGAGCGCGTAGGCCGCCGAGTCCATGCCTTCGTTGCACGCATCATTCGCCTGATACTGAAGATCGGCCACGAACTTGACCCGGCTAACCCCCTTGAAGGAGCCGTCTACCTTATCTGTGGGCGCCGAGATAATGTCGATGCGATCCGACCAATAGGGGTTGCGCTTGCATGACAAGACGCGATCCTTGCCGCCGTAGTAAGCGAGGCAAATACGCCGCTTCCCGTCAATGGTGAGCATCGTCCAAGTACGATAGATAAGCGCGTATTTTCCGCGCCCGTCGCCCTTGATGCCCGCGGCGTCAACCATGTCTTTTGCTTTATCGGGGCGTTGCGAGTCCTTCTCGTCTTTCATTTCCTCAAGCAGGCCCTTGGCGGACTTCGTGTCTATGTCGCCATCCTTCATCTTTCGCTTGAGCTTCGCCTTCGTCCAGCGACAGAGCGTCGTGATGCTCCCGCCCTCCGCAAGGGCCTGTGGAATTGAGTTTGCGGTGAACGGAAGCACAAGCAGGTCGCTATCCGCAATCACTTCAACATGCGGGGCGCCGCTAACAATTTCCTCTTCAGCAATATCTTCAATCTCTTCGGTGTCCGACACACCTTCGTCAAGCTCGGGTTTGGCGCGCGACTTGTAAACAACGTGGCGTCGGGTTTCCTCCCACGTCACTTGCACCGTCATTTGCCCTTCGATGTCACCGTTCTTCGCGAGCGCTGGCGCAACGCGCGTGCGCAACTTGCCCTGCCGGATATAGTGCTCAAGCAGCGCCATTTCGGTCTGCGGGAGTGTACCATCGCCCGTCGTGACTTCGACGTAGCGCCCATTCTGGGGGAAGAGCTGATTGACGAAACGCGTCTTGCGCGCGTTCACGGCATTGTAGATGATTGGTACAAAAATTTGCGACGTGCCATTATAGAACTGCTTATTGCCAAGTTCGCAATTGTAGCAATCCCAATAATCCATGTTCGAGTCGGCCCGGTCGGCCTGCTGCTCGAAGCCTTTCTCCACGTCCTTGAAAATATCAAGAAGGGCTTCGCGAATGTCTTGCTTGCCGCGCATGGCGGCGGCGCATGCGCC